AAGAGCTTCTAAGGGCCATGACAGAAACACAAACAAAGCTACTTCAAAAGGGCTTAATCACAGTAAAGGGGGCGAAATGAAACATTTGTGGAAAGCGTTTTATTATGTCGATCTTTCAAAAAGGAAGACAAAAAAACACATAGTGACAGAATTAACCACAATTAGAGGGCTGAAAGATAAGATCAAGAAAGCCGAGGGCTGTTCATCGGTAGATTTGGTGAAGGCGGTTTATTTAGGAAAGGTAGAAGAATGATTGATTTAATTAAACGAGTGTACAGAATACCAAAGCAATACAAGTGGAATCAGAGCCACAAGTTCGACTGGCACGCCAAAGAGCGCAGAGAGCGTGAGAAGCAGGCAGAGCGGGACTATAAAGAGGCGCGGGGGCGAGTGTGAACCAAGTGGACATCAAACCAATGTCAGTCAACCAAGCATGGCAGGGTCGCAGATTCAAGACGCCAAAATACAAAGCATGGCGTGAACAAATTAGTTTCATGCTGCCGCCAGTGGTGGAAATTCCAGAAGGCCGCATGATGCTTATGGTGACGTTTGGCGTGTCCTCAAAGCTGGCTGATATGGATAACATGCTCAAGCCATTCATTGATGCCTTACAGGACAAATACGGCTTCAATGATCGACAGATTTACGTGGGCCTTGTGGGTAAGGTTGATGTTCCAAAAGGCAAAGAGTTCATCAAGTGGGAATTGCAGGATATTTCGGCATTTGATGATTTTTGTGAGGCATTGAATTGGGGGTGTGAGTGATGCCTAAAACTAGAATTATCAAAAGAATAAAAGTAAATGGTTGCGTCGAGTTTGCAATACAGCAAAAACATTATCTTTTACGTTGGATGTGGGTTGATGCGTCTTACAACAAATTTATCTGGGAACAAGATAGCTTCAAGACTTATGAGCAAGCAAAAAAAGCATTGTGTTATTTCGATGGATCAAAGCCAAAAGTTGAGGTAGTAAGTGAGCATTGAATCAGCCACAAGAAAGATGCACCCACAGACATGCAACCTGATGTCATCGGGCGGGGGTGGGTTTGAAGCCATTATAAGCGGTGATATTCAAGCCTTGCTAATGGCCTGTGAAGCCGACCCAATCACATGGGCATATCTGTTTTCTTACTTCGACATGGGATGCAGTTATGACAGGTGGGAACATGTGGGGTGGGATGTTGAGAAGGTTGGCGTTATGAAAATACACGATGCCCCAATATCCACTTCTGTACGCTTCACACGCAATTATAAAAAAATCCATGTGTCATGTTCGATTGATGAGTTCAGCCGAATGCTGAAGGCTTATATTTATTCGCACTTCCTAAACAACACAGAAGGCGACATGTTGAAAAAGATCAAAAAGGCATCAGCAGCAGCCGATGAAATTAGCCAAGGTCTTGCTATTTATCTATCAACTAATCCGTCAGAAATGAACAGAATCAGCAAATATTTTAGACCAATTAAGCCAGACACGTTCCGCAGAAAATACAAGAGATTTGCCATTAAGGCAAACAAACTTCTGTACTCAAAATTGGTTGATCTTGTAAACCAAATTCTCTTTTTTTACGAAGAACAAGAAAAATATTGACTTTGCGAGGTTTTTTGTAGATAATTCCTAGTATGCAAAGGTAACATTAAAGCATTGCAGTGCTTTTATCAATGCATAGCCATAGAATCAGTTGGTGGTGGGGTTGATGATTTTTTCATAGGTTGTTTACCTCATCGTCTTTGTTTAAAAGACAAATCTGATCCCGTGTTCTGTTTGGCGACGTGCACGGGATTTTTTCTTTGGTAGGGCCTGAACTGGTGAAGTGGGCATTGTGTGATTTCACAATTCCTTATTTCAACCGTTTCATTGGTATTGCACTACCAAGAAACACACTATGATTGCTCCCTTATAAAACATGAGCCTGACTGATCAAATCAGTTGGGCTTTTTTATGCCTAAAATTTGCCAAGCACGGGCGGACAGAACCTTACCATTTTGCCTAGGCCAATCGGCCATTAACTTAGAGCTGACCGCCCAACCTAACCATGAGAAGAAGACGAGACACAAATCAAAATGTGCTAAAGTCTTTGTCGGACCTGCCCACTGATGTTCCAAGCCTGTCAGGTGAGCTTTTTTACACCATAGACGGTTCCCCTGAAATGTATGTCATAGGGAGTGATGGCAATCCTAATTTGTTAGTGGATGCTTCTGGGCAGTCGTCTGGATTTGGGTTTATAGATTATGCGGATACGGGCAATAAGGTAACTATGCCCGCAAACACATGGGTCGATATACCCAATGATGGACAAGGTACTACAGGGAACGATTCATATAAGCCTGACAATGTAAATGATTTGTTAGACACCTCAAGCGGCTATATTGATGTTTCTGAGCTTAATTTGGGTGATGATATATTAATACGCAATAGTTACACAGTGATCCCAAAGGTCAATGACTCAAAACTGGAAATTCGTTATGTTCTGGGTAGCGGGGCCAGCCAGTACGTTTTGCAGGCAGAGGTAGCCACATTAGATCGTGGTGCGGGGGTTCCATACACATACTCTTTGCGAACAGATTATATTTATGTCGGCAACAACAACACCAGGCAAAACCCTATTCGACCACAACTGCGACTTGAGTTTGGTGGAAGTCTCGTAAATTCTGGTACGGTTATAAAAGCGGCCACTAAATGATTAAGGTTTACAAGGACGCTGCGGCAGGCAGCATTGTGCTGGAGGACAATAATGGCGCGCAATTTTTAAACTCCTTACAGGCAATTATTAATGTTGATGACGCTAACAATATTGACATACAAGATAATTCAAAAAACATAAAGCTTGTATATGACAACCCGCATGATGAGTTTATAGATTTTGACGACAATGTGTATCCTGGAACGGTGGCACAAGTTGTAAACACTTTAAATGCTTTGTTTCAAACCAGCGGCACGCCTACTGGCGAACTGCCAGAAATCACATCAAGCTTAACTGCCAGTATAACTACAGGCGCGACACTTAATTATGAACTTATTGCTGACTATGGCGTTGGTTATGAGTGGGATTTGTCAAGTGTGCCTGGTGTAACCACAGTCGAAGGGAATGTACGTAAATTAGTTGGTGGAACAGGACTGGCGGCAGGGACGTACAACATACCTGTTAAGGCTATAAATTACAACGGCGAAGATTCGCAAACTTTAGTTTTGACAGTTGCTAATCCACCCTACAACAACACTAAGTCAGTGTTTTTTCGTCAGAATGACTATTGTGAAATGACGGCATCAACCAGTTCGCCTTTTTATAGAACTGGAAATAACACTGGTAACGCATTTAAGGTGGCATTTTGGTTTAAGCCAAGCACCTCGAACAATCAAAATCAAACAGTTGTTAGTTTTGGTGGCAATGATTTGGCCAATGAAGGTCGGGTTTTAATTGGCTACAATGGCAACAACTTGAATGCTGGCCGTAGAAGGATGCGATTTTTTTACGGCACAAATAACAATAATTTACAATTTTATACACCATCAGGAAGCACACAGGCAGGCGTATGGGCGCATTGGGTCTTTTTATATGATGGCGGAACAACTGAAAACGGATCGGGCGGCATAAACACGTCTTATTCGAGGTTTAAGATTTACAAAAATGCGGTCTTGCAAACCCTCACAACGTCAAATAACAATTATGGTTTTTCTGGGCAAATCCCAGCGGAAATTTACAGGATGGGAAGGCTGTTAAATTCAGGTCAATATTTGCGTAACTGCAATATAGATGAATATGCGGTTTTTGATAATGCTTCAACAACAGATATAGCATCTATTTATAACAGTGGCACGCCAAGTGATTTGGGTTTGCTTACTAACCCGCCTATTCAGTATTTAAGAATGGGGGACGCCAATGATGTGTTTCCAGATTTGTACGATTATGAGGGAAGCAATGACGCTGAAATGATCAACATGACCAGTGCAGATATTGTAAGTGATGTTCCATAATGATACTTAAAAAAGGCGTAAAGTTAGAAGGTATAAAGCCTGAAATATTGATGGCTGCATGTGTGGTTAATGGCATTTACATTGATCAAGGCAGGCCAGAAGGCGTAACCATTACCTCGATTACAGATGGTAAGCACAAGCCCAATTCACTGCATTACAGTGGGCTTGCCATTGACATCCGAACCAGGTACTTTAACCGCTCCATTCAAAAGAGATTGGCCCAAAAAATTCAAGATGCTTTGGGCGATGAGTTTGAAGTGATATTGGAGCGAACGCACATCCACATAGAGTTTGATCCGAAATGAACGCTTATGACCTTACAGTCCCATTCATTTATCCGTGGCCATACAACAATGCTATTGAGTACGAGCAGAAAGATATTGGTGTAATTGGCGATGATGGTGTTCCAGAAGGGTGTGAGTCAAGACAGTTGGGCAAAGGTTATGCCTTGGTGCAGCTTAAAAACGGTGAATGGTTTGAGGGTGATCTTGATGAGTGGTCGGAGTTTAGGAAAAGAAGGCCAGATTTAATATTATGAAAGCAGCATTTAACACTTACTGGCAGATGGCTAAAGAAGCCTTTGGTTTTGTGGTTATTTGCTGGGCCATTGCGCTTGTCACTTTGTTGGTATGGCGCATCACTACCCCAGAAGCCATTGCCAATGCAGATGTGGCTTATTGGGGGGTTATCGGTGCCATTATTACTTTGGTAACTATTCCAATCCATTACTGGTTTAAAAAGCGACTTCAAAAGTGATTCAATTCGCCGCAATCAAAGCCTGATGATGAAAAAGTGGGTAATGATTGGCGGTGCTGTCGTGTTGGCTCTAGGTGTCCAGCAAATGCGAATAAACAGTAAAGAGCGAAAAATTGCCAATAAAAACCTTGAGATAACTCGCTTGAGCAATGAGCTGTCAGCGGTAATCGATGCCAATGAATCACAAAACAAAACAATATCCCGACTCAGGGAAGCGAATGAGCAGTGTGCCCTTGATAAAGCGGTGAACTTAGAAAACTCCAAATTAGAACTAGCATCCCAATCTGGGCGCATTCGCTCTATCCGAGAAAAGTATGAAAAACTCAAGACATCACAAGTTGCTGGGAAGTGTGCTCAGTTTCGTGTTGATCCTGACGTGTTTGACCTCGTGCAAGAAGCGCGTAGTGATCAAGACTGAGGAAGTCCCGGTATATATCAAAACATATGTGCCGATTCCAGATGATTTTTTTGAGTGTAAGTATGCGGTATTAAGCCCGGATATGACGTGGCTTGAGACATTGCTTAAACAAGAAGAAGCTGTGAGTGTGTGTATAGAGTCTCAACAGTCAATTCGTAACCTTCAACCTAAAGAATAAGCCCGTGTGTGTAGGGTAGTGAAATTATGACCAATGAATGCAAGAAAAATGACAAGAAACAGCCGAACGGCAGAAAACGCTCATCAGAGACTTGACGTGCTAGAGCCAAGGGTTGGTGCGACCGAAAAGTGGCAAAAGAAAAGAGATAAAAACACCGATAGGCTTTTTTACGCTGTCATTGGTGCCTTTTCTTTTCATGTCCTCGACACTATGGGATTGCTTGAGTTTATAAAGTTTGTATCGTGAATAATCCAGTTGATTTAAAACAAGCTGAAAACCAAGTCTATCGCGTTGTCAAAGCCAAGTTAGAAGACAGTAAAACTAACTGGTTCATAACCATTATGGTTATCAATGTATTTTTATGGGGCATGATGATTTCAGCATATCGGTCACTTGAACGTGACTATGAAAATCTTTTTGATGCCCACGGCGTAACCCAAGTATCAATTAACCAACTTAAAGGAAAAATTAATGAGTGAAGCAGCCTGTAAAGCCGCAATATGTTCAACAAAAGCAGCCCAAGAAGCAGAAGAAATCTCAAAACAAATGATTGAGTTTAACGCGCTTTCATTGCTTTCTATGGAAAGCACTTTAAGCGTTGTGGACTATAAAATCATTATAGAAAAGGCCGAGCTTGCACTTAGGGAGCTTAGGGAATTGCGATCAAAGATTAATGATATTGGTGATAAGTCGTAATGATTCACATCAGGCACGGCATACGAAACACCGAAAAAATTAGTTCTGGCGGTGGAACGGGTGCAAGTGTCGCATTGTCCGGCCCTGCCCTCCATGAGGGTGCTGATATAGAAATTGTGGCTACATTTTCCGAAGGTGTAACTGGTATATCGTCAGGTGATCTAACTTTAACAAACGCAACGCTGGACAGTTTTTTAGCTAAAAATTCCACTCGTTACACATGGACGGTAACACCGATTGATGAGTTTTTGCCAATAACGGCTCAGTTGCCAGCATCAGCGGGTTCCAATATATCTGACGGCAACCCAACCCAACAATCTAATCTATTCGAGAGTATCTAACATGAGTGTTAAATTAGAATCAGCCAAAAGCGGGGAGAAAATCACTTCCTTCCCCACGACCTTATCGCAGCCATCACGCGCCATCATGGTTCCTAATACAGCGGACGTACAGTTTCGCTATGCACAGACCGAGACCACACACATAATTAATTGCCAAGCAGGCATTATGTATCCGATAGAAGCAGATCAGATCATTATTTGTTCTGAAGACGTAGACGTTTTCTACTGATGCCCAAGCCGCGGTTAAAAAGAGGGTTGGGCGGTTGGATTGCTTCATCACCAGGCAGCTATGATTGCTGGGGTGCGACTATTGAGGATTGTTATGAGTGCTGGGCACGTCATTACCAGGATATGAGGGATAAGTATGTCTACTAAAGAATGGACAGCAATTCAGAGGAAGCTAAAAGAAGAAGCTAATAGGTGTTTAATGAAAAGAATTAAGCAGGGCTTTTCAGGCAATGCGCTCATAGAAAAGTTGAAGCGTAAGGGTGGGATGAAGTAATGCCAGCCGGTAGACCCCCAGCATATGACACACCTGAAGAAATGCAGGTCAAGATTGACGAGTATTTCAAAAGCCCTCCCACTAAGGATGTCTTGATTGGAGAGAACTTGCGACCAGTCCCATGTTTAACCATCACGGGCCTGTGCTTGCATCTTGGTTTTGCGGACCGTTCATCGTTCTACAAGTACGAAGACAAAGAGGAATTTAGGCACACTATAAAAACAGCACGGCTCAGAATCGAGAATGACTATGAGATGGGCCTCAAGTTAGGGAATAACAACAGTGGCAATATCTTTGCACTGAAGAACTTTGGCTGGAAGGATAAGCAGGAAGTAGAGAGCACCAATAAGCACGAACACACAATTAAAGACCTGGACCGACTGAGTGACGAAGAACTTGCCAGAATTGCGACAGGCAGCAGCTAAGCGATTACTGCAAAGGCGAGCGGCAAGAAAGAGCCTAATTGATTTCACAAGGTTCACGTATCCAAAGTACAGGCCATCGGGTTGCCACTATAAATTGGCAGAAAAGGTTGAGGCTGTATTGCATGGCGAAATAAAACGCCTGATCGTTAACGAGCCACCAAGACATGGAAAGTCCGAACTGGTTAGCCGCAGGGCTCCAGCATATTCCATGGGCCACTTCCCTGAACGAAACATTATATCGGGTGCTTATGGTGCAGATTTGGCAAGTGATCTTGGAGAGGATGTTAGAAACATCATTCGTGATCCGTTGTGTAGAGAGGTGTTTCCAAGCATTGCGCTTTCAAAGTCATCACAAGCTAAGAACAAGTGGAAAGTTAGGACTGGTGACAAAGAACTTGGCACTTATTTGGCTGTAGGTGTTGGTAGTGCTGTAACTGGGTTTGGTTGTCATTGGCTTAACCTTGATGACCCACACAAAGACAGAGAAGAGGCAGACAGTGAACGAGCTAGGGACAGGGTTTGGAAATGGTATGTAGGCACAGCATACACTAGGCTTGAGTCTGATATCAGTGATGATGACTTGCCATGGTTGTGGCAGTCGCCAGATGATGCTGTAAAGGAAGGGATTTTAAAGCCATTTGAAGGCGCCATTATCCTTACTCAAACAAGGTGGCATGAAGACGACTTAACAGGAAGGCTGCTAGAAAAGGCGGCAATGGGTGGCGAGCAATGGGAGCATTTAGAGCTTCCAGCAATGCGAGAAGAAGATGGAAAGATTTTTGCTTTGTGGCCTGAGAAGTATGACTTGCCTGCATTGGAGCGAATCAAAGAAACGATTGGAACCCGTGATTGGAATAGCCAATACCAGCAAGACCCAACGCCTGATGATGGAACGTTTTATAAGCGTGAGATGTTTAACAAGCGATGGTCAGTGTTGCCAAGCGAGCTTGAATATTATGTGGGTGCTGATTATGCACTTACTGAAGACGGTGGTGACTGTACAGAAATCGGCGTATTTGGCATAGACCCATCAAGAAATATTTACGTGGTTGATTGGTATACCGCACAAGTTGAATCAGGTACATGGATCAATGAACTGTTTGCTTTGTATGACAGGTGGAAATTTAATTGGCACGCAGCAGAACCAGGCCAAATAAAGAAGGCGACAGAGCCAACAATAAAAGAACGTCAAAGGGAAAAATCACATTACTTCGGCCTCAAATATATTGGTGGCGGAAACTCAAAAGAAGCAAACGCACAATCCTTTAAGGTTTTGCAAGAAGCTGGCCGTGTCTATTGGCCAGAGGTAGGGCACGGCAGCACTAAATCGCACAAGCGCCTTTGTCAGATCACCGATAGAGTTATTGAACAACTAATCAAATTTACAAGTGGTAAGTATGATGATGCCATAGATGCTTGTTCATGCTTTGGACTTGAGATAACAAAAGCGTGGTCCGCCACTGTTCAGCCCGATCCGAAGGAAATAAAACCCACAACAGATCAATTTGTTAATGGCCTTGAACTGGCCGCACCCCGTAAAGATAAAGCAGCATGGTAGAACTAGACAAAGCCAAATGGCGTGACGTATTTATCCAGGCGATAGAAAACGCCAAGCGCAAACATAAATGGATTAAGGACGCAGAGAACGCCATGGAGACCTTTAGGTGTGATCGATCTGACGGCTTAACCGTGTACTTTCCAACCCTGTCCAATGTAGTAGAAGTTACACAAGGCGCGATTATTAATAATGTGCCTGATATCGTGGTGACTGGTGAGAATGATCTGACATACAACGATGATAAGTTAGCTCAAATAGCTGAAAAGACAATCAATCACTATTTAGATGAGAATGATCTGGGCAGTGAGTTAGACAAGTTCACCATTTCAGCCTTCGCCTCATCTAATGGCACCATCAGGGTCAATGACGACCTGACGCTAACGACACTGAATCATGAAAACATGATCACCGAGCCATGTACTGACTATGCTCAGATGGATTGGGTGGCAATAAAACACTGGATTAGCCGTGGTGTTTATGTTGATAAGTGGGGCGAACCTACCGCTGAGGAATATAAGGAACAAAACAATACTAAGGGTTATCTTGTTTATGAAATATGGGACAAGAAGAACAAAAAGGTTTGGCATATTAGCGATGCCAGTGATGAGGTCTTGGAGTGCGAAGACCCCGCTATTGACTTTGAGGGCTTTTATCCATTCCCTAAACCGTACTTTGAAGGGTGTAAAACCCAGAGTTTTGAGCCTGTTGTTGGATATAATAAGTGGCAACGCCTTGACTACCAAATACAAAAGTTGGCAAAGCGTGAAGAACACATTATTGAGAGCATCAGAGCTGGTTACTTCTTTGATCAAGCAGCTTTTGGGGATTTGTCTCAAATTGAGTTTACCGCTGATGAGCAGGGTATCCCCGTTAAGGCCGAAAGGTACAACACCGATAACCAGCTAGACATAAATAAGGCCATTTCATATTGGGACAACACGGCCGCAATTATCACCTTAAATGAGGTACGCGCTCAACGTGAGGAATTATTGCAGAAAGTGTATCAAACCACTGGCATTTCCAATGAAATGCAGTCCATTAGTGATTCTAGGGAAACGGCCACAGCGCAGAAAATTAAACACGGCTGGGGTTCAAGTAGACTAGAAGGCAAAAGACGCAATGTACACCGCTTGATTCGTGATTTGATCCGCCTATATGCCCAAGCAATATATCAGGTGGTTGGCGTTGATGAGATTGCACAAATTAGTGGTGAGAACGTTGAACAGCACATCATCCAGCAAATGAACGATGGTCAATTGATGAAGTATGCGATTGACATTGAGACCCAGACCACTTTGGCGATCAATGAAAAGAACGAGCGGGCAGAAAAACTTGAGTCTTTGGGTTCTTTGTCACAGATGGTCAGCCAGTTAGGCCCATTGGTAGATTCTGGCAAAATGACGATGCCTGTTATGGTTTCTCTTATGAAGATGATCACCGAATCATACCCGTCAAGCCAAGTGATTAACGATGAACTGGACAGTTTGGTTGAAAGCTTTAATCTGACTCAACAGATGAACGGCCAAATCCAGCAAATGGGCCAACAAATTGGTCAATTGCAGCAGACAATCGTTGGATTGGAACAAGAAAATGTCGGCCTGAAAGGTCAGTTGCAAAATGCCACACAAATTGATCTACAGAAGAAAATACTTGAAGGCGAGAAAATAGCCGCTGAAACCGAGCTGAAATTGAATGAAGCAGCAAATAAAGCCATTGAAGGTGCTAAGTCAGCCAATGAGCAAATGGTTTCTCCTGATGTCGCACAGGATGAGTTTATGGCTATGCAATACAATAATATCCAGCAGTGAAATGGTATGAAGATAGGCCCGAAGACAGGTCATGGCTAGAGCGCGCCTTAGGCGGTAAGTTCACAAACAATTGCAAGGTATTGAGCTACTTTTCAGCCAATGGTGTTGGTTTCATTGCCTATGACAATATTACTGACATTTCAGCAGATATTAGCGCATCAGGGACAGGTCATTGGCTTTCACGCTCGCTTTTACAACACATTTTTCAATATGCTTTTGACGTGTTGAAGGTTAAGCGCATCAATGCTTATGTGCAGCCCGACAACAAAAAGAGTATCAATCTAGTCACCCGCCTTGGTTTCATTAATGAGTGCCTTTTGCGCGGTGTTGATGTTTATTTGTTTTCACTGTTACCCACAGATTCACGATATTATGAAAAACCTTAAACCCAGTTCAAAGCTTCCAAAACCTGCACAAATGCTCGAATACCAGCGTTCGGATAGGGTGGGCGTTAACCCGAATAGAACCAACCCATACGGATCAACAAATGTAACGTGGGATGGAGACCAAGCCACAATCACACAAACCCTTAGCCCTGATGTTCAGGCATTAACTGATCAGCAAATCCAACTATTGGGACAAGGGCCAGCGCAATTAGGCAGTTATTCAAATCCGACCCTCGAAAATATGTTTGCTGGCTTTGCCAATAGGGTGTCCGGGCGTGCGGGAATGCCCAATATGGGTGGTCAATTATCAACGCTGCCCTCAATTCAACAATATCCACAGATGGGACCCCAACAGATGGGACCTCAACAGACACTACCCCCGAATCAAGTATTACCCCAGCCTAATCAGTCAACCCAGCCACCAAATATGGCTTTTCGGTGGGAAGACCTTGTTAGACGTCCAAACATGGTATATCAGGAGAAGTAAATGCCTGGACTATATCAACAAAGTGATCCGGTTGCTGTTAACACAAAGGGTCCGGCCCCTGTTATGACAATGACCCCTGGCGGCCTTCTTACTCATCAATCGCCACAATACTCTAATACTGTTCCTAACCCAGGGGCTTTCAACGCAAATATGGCTGCGGGATCGGCAAGTAGACCCCCGTCAAGTGCCATTGGCAACGTGAATGCCACAGCGCATCAATCAAACTTCGGACCTGTTGACACTGGATTAAGTGCTTTTCAACAGTTCAGTGATTCAGCTTATGACCAAGCCTGGCGGCAAATGCAACCACAAATGGATGCACAGCAAAGGCGAGCAGAGCAATCACTTGTTTCTAGGGGGTTGCAGCCTGGATCAGCAGCATACAACGCTGAAATGGACCGGATAACGCGTGGTCAAAACGATATGCTGAATCAAGCAGCCTATGGTGCCCAACAGCAGGGCATGGCAGCACAAAACCAGTATTTCAACCAAGCCATGCAAAACAATCAATTTGGATTGGCACAGAATAACCAGAATTATCAACACGGGTTTGGTTATGATCAACTGGCCAATCAGAGGGGCATTGCTGGCCTGAATGCTGCCGCCTCTACTGCAAACGCTAACACCAATGCCAGGGCTTCAATGTATGGACAGGATCAGGCTAATTACCGAGCTTTATTAGGCAACCAATTGGATTATGCGAGACTGAATGAGCAAGGCAGACAATTTAACTCTAGTGATGCGTTCAGGAACCAACAATTAGACAGTCAAACCATGCTTGGGCTGGGCAACATGTTTAATAATTTCAATTCTCAAAATACGCAAAACTTTTTGGCCCAACAGGCAGCCAATCAGAATTGGCATGGTAACGTTGGTGGTGTAGTTGGCATGGCTCCTGGCAGTCAATTTACCCCTGTGGGCGGCACGGCTGGCAATATGCTTGGCTTGGGTCAGGCAAGGGCCAACGCTTCGGCTGGCATGTGGGGTTCATTAGGAGGGGGCATTGGTGGTTTGGCGCAAGGGATTGGCCAAGCTGGTGGCTGGAATGAGTATTGGAGTGATGCCAGAGCCAAGGAAAACATTAAGCATGTCGGTACTTCCAACGGCGTGAAACTTTATGAGTTCAACTACAAAGGATTAACCACGCGATACCGTGGGCCAATGGCTCAAGACCTACAAAAAACACATCCTGAGGCTGTGATTGATAAGGATGGTTTATTGGTGGTTGATTTTGACAAATTGCCAGTGAATTTAGAGGTGATACATTGAATAACGATTATCAAATTTTGAAAATGCTTGGCGAAGCTGAGAACTATCGACAACAACAAGCGGCTGCACAGCAAGCCATAGCTTCTCAAAACGGCTGGGGCGGTGGTCTCGGTGCAATCCTTTCTGGGATCGGCGGCTATATGTCAGGCAAGAAAGGCAGGCAAGCCAGTGAGCTTGAGGCACAGGCCCGCGCTGCAATGATGGAGCAAGAGCGACAAGCAGAAGCAGCACAGGCCCAACAGGCGGCTATCGCTCAACAGCAAGAAAGAGAGGCTAAATTAAATGCCTTGGTTCCTGTTGTTGGTGAAGAAATGGCTAAGGCAGTTGTTTTAGGCGGGATTGATCCATCCGACTTTAAGCAGGATTTGACCACGTTGCAAAAGAATACCAAAGCCGCAGGTTATGAGCTGGGCACTCCCGAAGCCCAGGCTTATATTAGGCAGAACATGGGCAAAAACACTGGCTCGACTGTGAATGTTCACAGTGGCGAGACACAAAGCGAGTTCCAGAAGAGGATTGCAGGCAAAGACGCTGAAAAATTTAATGAATGGGAAAATGCCGCCTGGTCAGCAAATGAGACAATGAACAGCATAGGCCAGCTTCGAAAAATTAGCCAATTACAGAACACTGGCATGGCGAATGAGGCGTTGGCAATGGCTGGGCAAATCTTTGGCACTGAGGCAGCAGCAAATATGCAAGCGTACAATTCAATCGCTTCAAATATGGTGTTGCAGCAGGCTGAAAAACTCAAAGGTGCTATGTCTGATGGCGACATTAAGCTGCTTCGTCAAACCATGCCCAATTTTGGCAATGATCCTAGGGCTAACGAGGTCGTGTACAGCGTCTTGGAACAAGCTTCGCAGCGCGCCATTAGCCGTTATAAAAATGCGGCCAAACATGTTGACGAACATGGAGAACTAAAAGGCTTTAGGCCAGAGTTTAACTATATTCATGCAGAGCAAGGTGGCCAACAAGTTCAGCAAGATTACTCCAAAATGTCAGATGAAGAATTGATGGCGGCATGGAAGGCGAAACAGGGTAGATAATGACTTTAGAAGAAGAAATGCAAAAGCGTGGTTTGTTACCATCTGAGCAGACAACTACCGACCCATTGTTAGCTGAAATGCAAAGGCGCGGTTTGAATCCTGTCCAAGAAGAAAAGGGACTTGTGTCTCGTGCCTGGGATGCCACAAAACAAGCAGTGCAAGGTAATGCGGAGTTCAAAGATGCCGGTAACTGGCAAGACTATGTGGATGCCCGTGCAAAATCAGGTCATTATGATGATCGTGGCTTCTTTGGACGTGGTCCACTAGATGATGTGATGCAAATTGACAAGGCTGGCACATTCGGAAATGTAGAAGACCAGATCAACATGATTAAAGAGCGTTTTCCAGATGCTCGGTTCACACAGGATGCAAATCAAAACCCGATGTTGGTGCATGGCGACCAAAAGTTCTATATCAATAAGCCAGGACTTGATTTGCAGGATGTAGGGGAAGGTGCCGGAGAAGCAGCCTTATATGCCTTGGGTGGCGGAGCTGGCGCAGCTGCAAAAGGCCTTGGACTGGCAGCAAGAATGGGCGCGACTGGCGTTGCAGAAACCGCTCTCAATGCGGGGGCGCAAAAGATGGCTGGACGTGATGAGATTGACGGTACGGAAATGGCCATTGCTGGTCTTGCTGGTGGCCTGTTTGAGGGCTTGGCTCCTGCCGTTTCTAAAGTCTGGAGGTCAATGAAGAACTCAGGCAAGTCAAACAAAGAAGCAGGCAAGGAAATTGCTCAAGAAATGGGCTTGAGCCTAAATTCCGAACAGACTGAACGGCTTGGAGACCTGGCGCGTAATTTGGACCCCAGTCAAGTAGACATGAACACAATTATTGAGCATGTCGAACTGAATCAAACGCCTACATTGGGAACACTTACCAAAAACCGTGACATTCTTGAAACAGAAAACGCTTTAAGACACACAGGACGCGACACGACTCGTAAGAAGTTGCAAATGCTTGATGATGCCAATGAAACCGGATTGCAAAGAGCAATGAGTCAAGCGCAAACCAACATGGGTGGCAGTGGCAGAGACTATTACACGGCTGCACAGGACATCGGTGATGCGGTATCAAATGCCCAAAAAGCCGCAAAATCTAAAGTCAATGACGCTTATAACTCAGTGCAGGGTGCATTTGTCGGTTCAGAGCCATTCAGAGCCGCTCCGCAGCGTTTTAGGAAAGCATTAAGCAATGAGGGTGTGTTATTGGCTCCAAGCACAACAAAACGTTCAAATGATGTTTTGAATGATGTGTCTAAATCTATTGAAATGATGGGTGATGCAAAGGGTGTTTCGTGGCAAGCAGTTGAAGCACAAAGAAAGCGTATTAATTCGGCCTTTGCTGGTGCTGAAAAATCAGACGCCAGAGCGTTGCAAATCATTAAAAATGAATATGATGAAATAGTGGATGAAGCTTTTAGTAATTCCCTGTTGAGCGGTTCAGAGGATGCTATTAAAAGCCTAACAAAAGCACGCTCTTTGGCTACTGATTACTTTAAGAAGTTTGAAAGCAAAGAGGAAGGCGGAAGGGTGATTAAACAGTGGTTGCAAGATGGCACAACACCAGAGGATATAAGTAACGCTTTTTTGAGTAAAACTGGCGTTGTTGGCAAAAATGCACCTAAAGTGGCAAAAGCTTATCTTGATGTGGTTGGCAGAAACACACCAGAACACGTTGCATTGAAAGAATTAGCAATCCAAAGATTCACGGCTGACAAGGGACGTGCCGCAATTCGCAATAAATTAAAAGATGCAATGACCAATGGTAAAACTTTTATGAATGAGGTGTTTACACCTAAAGAGCTAGGCTTTTTGAGTCGCACGGTTTCTTTCATTGATGGAATTTCACAGAAAGGTATCAATGCACGCTCATCTGGTAGTGCTGAACGTTTTTTCAGATGGCTGAATCAGTCAGCGGGTAATGATGTGAGCTTATCTGGACTTTTGAATGGTGTAAAAAAGACGCTTTCAATGATTACAGGCGCAGAAAGTAGAGCAACAGCCTTACCCACTAGACAAATTGCTGTAAACCCTGCGGCTGTTGGTGCAGCCCAAGGGTCAACGGCTTTGCATAACTACCCCTCGAACCAGTGACCTTTGAATATTCTGTATAGACAATGCAACGTGAACACAATGGCAAATGCCACAGACCAGCCCGTTAACTCAAAACCGAATGCCATAAGGCTTGCCAGGGCAGCAAGAATCATCACGATTGCAAAGATTAAATCAAACATAAGTTAGTCCATCAATTAACCAAATTATCTTACCACAGGCCGCAATTCCAGCGGCTTTTTTTATGCCTATGTTATATGAAAGCAAGTGCGATATCTGCGGCACGGTGCATGAGTTCTACTGCAAAGCCTCAGAGCTTAAAGACTCATATCCTGTTTGCTGCGATATCCAAACACACCGCTATTTTTCCCCGCAATCAACCCCGCAGATTGCCTCAAGTACCGCGCGAGTATTTGAAAACTACAAATGTCCAGAAACAGGCGTTGTTGTGACAAGCGACCGCCAAAGAAACGAGATTCTAGCCAAGCATAACTTGATCGATGCCAGAGAAACGGGAACGGGAAAGGATCATATCAAACGGGCAAAGAAGCGAGCCGCAAAGCTGAAACAAGACGACAGTGTTAGCACTCAGTACACCGAATTATCAACCACATAGGAAATAGCGAAAATGAGCGATCAACCGGAAGTTCAAGAGAACGACACCGAAGCAACCACAGAAACATTGGGCCTTGAGGCTTGGGATGAGCTTGAGAATGTAGAGGTGGCAAGTGAAGAAGCCCCAGCTGAAGAAGCCCCAGCCGAAGAAGTAAAAGAAGCGTCCGAGGAAAAGGCAGAAGAATCAGCCGAAGAATCCATACAAGCACCCGATGCCCCAACAGAATGGAATCAGCAATTAAAGGAAGCATTTGAAAGCATCCCAACGCCTGAGGCCAAGCAAGCGTTTATTGATGCTCACAGCAATATGTATCGTGACTATCAAAAGGATAAGCAAGCTATCGCGCCAATCAAGGCCACGGCTGAGTCATTAAGAACACACCTTGACCCGATTGCCAATGATTTAAAAATGATGGGCGTCAATGAGGATCAATACATTGGTCAAGTCTTTGCCACAGCGCAAGCTTTAAGGACTGATCCAGAGGGAACATTGCGAATGCTGGCAAAAGACATGGGTGTCGAGATGGGTCAGCAGCCCGATGACACATGGGTGTCGCCTGAGCAAGAACAAATCACAAAGCTTGAACAGCAAATCAAGCAAATGGAAATGGCGAAACAGCAAGAGCAGTTTCAAAGCCAAGAACAAATTTTGGAGCAACAGAAGTTACAAGCTAACCACGCTGAGGCCCAATTTAGGTCTGCTAAGAATGCAGATGGAACGGTAAAACATCCACATTTTGATAACCCAGAAGTGAAGGGGTACATGGAAATTTTAAGCACCAAAGCGTTGCAAGAGTTACAACAGTCTGGTGAGTATTTAACGCCAGAACAAGTAACTGAAAAACAAGAGTCCATTTACCAACAAGCTGTCAGGTTGGCCGGAAAAGATGTCACGCCCAATAAAGCCCCCGTTGAGAAACCTCAGCGGATCAAAGCAACTGCCCCTGTAGAAACAACGCCCGATTTATCCACTGAGCAAATCGCCTTTAAGGAATACGAGCGCATGTTAAACATGGGCTAAATAGGAGAAAAAAATGCCTGTAAATTTAGGTGATTTGGCCGCTTCGGTTGCTCGTAAGCGTGTCAATACTCGAAACCCGGCTGATAACATCACAACCAACCACAGCCTGTTTTATAAAATGAAGAAAAACGGCAATTTCCGCAAAGCCAACTTTAGTGGCAACGGTGTTGTTGAATTGTTTAAAAACGGCATACTGGATGACACTGGTGGAGCTGGTACGCCAAACAACATTGGGTGGTTCAACCCATATGAAGTGTTTGCGCCACAGTCAGACCAAGAGTATATCGATGGTGCCACGTTCGACTTTAAGCAGTTGGGCGCGATGATTCAATTCACTGGTGCCGATGAAATTAAATGGGCTGGTAAAGAAAAAGCTGTTGAGCTGGTATCAACCCGTGTGGATGTGGCCATGGACAACTTGTGTAACAAGATGGGTTCAGGCGCATTTGCCGATGGTACTGGTGAAGGTGGCCGTGAAATGGGCGGCTTGCAGTTATTGGTTCAAAATAATCCAGGTGCTGCCGGGACTGTTGGCGGCATTGACCAAGTTACTAATACTTTCTGGCGAAACAAAGCACAAGACAGTTCAGGCAGTGGTGCCGTTACTGACACTAACGTGGTTGAACGGTTTAACACCTTGCACATCCAGTTGATGCGTAATCAAGACACCCCCGACATTGTGATCTGTGATGACTCTCATTACCTCGCTTATGAGGCATCAGAGCAGAGCAAGGGGCGTTACCTGTCGCGTGAAATGGCTGACGCTGGCTTTGACGGCTACCGCTACAAGGGCAGTGACGTTATGTATGATGTTGAGTGTCCAGCACAGCATTATTACATGTTGAACTCCAAATATTTGCATTTGCGTTATGCAACCCAAAAATGGTTTACCGCTGAAAAAGCGAGAAAAGTTGTTTTGGGCGACCATGATGTTGTGCCTATTTGGGTGACTTGCAACATGACTGTTTCTAACCGCGCCTTGCAAGGTGTTGGCTTCTATTAACCCCTCGATTGGGGCGGGGAGACTCGCCCCCTTTTTCCATGATTGAAGAAACCCAAGAACAAAAGATTATTTATGATCAGGTAAACCCGCCAAAGCCTTTGAATGTCCGCTTTTATAACCAACCAGTGGTCAAAGAAGTCATTAACGGCGTGAAGGTTTACAAGCCCAGACTCATGGCGCAGGTTCAAGTGAAGGGCGAAAACTCATCACTCAGCAAAATAGCCACCGATGAATTGAAATTTAAGTATTCGGACGAGTATGAAAGATTCAAAAGCCGTCAATTTGATGGCCTGACCCCTTTATGCGCATTAACCGATGAAATGACAGCACAGTCACTTATCGACATGGGCATTAAGTCTGTTGACGACCTAGCCCAAAGCAACACATTACCTTTATTTGATCACCTCAGAGATCAAGCCAAAAAACTATTGGAGATTAAAAATGCACCTCAGAATCGATGCGAACACCACAATCACAAAGAAGAAGTACACCGGGCCATTGAAGAAAGTAACAGCGGCCAAGGACACCAAGAAGGGCATGATCAAGATAGACGCCAATACTTGGGTCCCAGAGAAGAAAGAAATCCAGGAGGAAGTCAAGCAGGAGGCTTTGGAACAAGAAGTGGTGCCGAAGAAAGAAGTCAAAAAAACAACCAAAAAGAAAGTAACCAAGAAGAAAACAACCAAAAAGAAACCCAAGAAATCCTAAACTTTGATTATCAGCTTTCAGCATGATCACTTTAAAAGAAATTTTACAGGAAATTCAAGACCGCAATTTTGAAACGCCTACTGAGGTTTACGCAACGAACCCTGCGCCAAAGTATAGGCGGCTACTTACTTTTGCAAATCAGGCCGTGCGCAAAATTATCATGGCCCATGATTGGTCGCTTTTAAAAAGGCAGCACACTGTTAATGTGGTCGATGGTCAGGAGCTTTACCCCTTGCCAGAGGATTATTACTCATTGATAAATCAGACCACATATCGCGGCAGTACTTATTTTCCAATAGACTTTGTGGCAAATTCACAAAGCATTGCTTTTAGGCGAAACTACGATATTGGCCAAGTTCATACTGGCAGGTTATATCGCGGCCAGCTTGAGTTTGTAAACTTCCCAGCAGGTCCGGTTACTTTAGAATACATGTCCAATGGTTTGGTTCTTCATGAGAATGGTGATTCTGACCTCAAATTTACCGCAGACGATGACCAGTTCGGTGCAGATTATTCTGGTTTAGATGAGCTTATTGTGTTGGGCACTTTAGCCATTTACCTAAGGGCAAAACAATCAGATGGATTGGATGTAGCCATTCAAGATTATGCCTCAGAGTTAAAGCAACAAATTTATAACGACAGCGGCGCAAGATATATCAACAATCGTGGTTATGACGTCCCGGTGAAACAAGCCCCATTTAATCCTGATTATGAGATTTGACTTTGAAGTCCCAACCCGTGGATGGAACGCACGGGATAATATGGACGCAATGGAATCAGGCTATGCGTTATCAATGAACAACGTTGTCCCTGAAAATGGATATCTGCGGATGCGTGGTGGAACCACCATATATCAAGATGAATCAGTGGCCAACGCTGCCATCGGTGCCACGGGTCCAGTTGAGACCTTAGAGGTTTACAATGCCAATGGTCAAGAAAAGTTAGTCGCAGCGCGTAATGAGTATGTTTATTCGATTGACGATCCCAGCACTGTCACACAGCTAGGCAATGGGTTCACAAACGCCCGCTGGCAAACCATGATGTTCAATGGTTTTCTGGTTATGGTGAATGGAGAGGATGCGCCACAGCAGTTTGACGGGACCACCCTTTCAGCTATCACAATGACGCTAAAAGACGACCAAGGCAATGTGCTTGGTGATATTTTGGCTCAAGACCTTATTGGCTGTGTTGGTTATAAAGGGCGTGCTTTTTATTGGGCCGATGGCGAGCAAAGGTTCTTTTATGCCGACCAGGCTGGTGGCTATGCAGGTGACTTGATACAGTTTCCCATTGAAATGATTGCGAACCGTGGGGGTAAGATCGTTTCGATAATGAACTATAGCCGTGATTCGGGCAGTGGTCTTGATGACTATCTGGTGATCCACATGTCAACTGGTGAGGCGATTGTGTATGAAGGCCAAGACCCTTCAACCACTTATGATTGGCAAATTGTCAACAGATATGTGATTGGCGCGCCTGTGTCTATTCGTGGCAATACCCAATTTGGCGGCGATCAGGTCATCATAACATCGGATGGCATTATTAATTTAACAACGGCTTTACCCAATCAGAAATTTTCAAAAGCTGGGAATGTTGGGGACGCTATTGTTAATGCGGTTAAGCGCAACGTTAATGTCAACAAAGATGAGTACGGGTGGGAGGCGCAGTTTATACCTGATTTAGGCTGGTTGATATTTAACATCCCTCAAGGCAATCAAATAGATCAGTTCGTATTAAACACTGTGACCAATGCTTGGTTTAAGATTAGCAAGATTAACGCTCTCACTTGGACTGTATGGGGCGGGAATCCTTACTATGGCGACACAAACGGAAACATTATGCGCGCCGAAAATAGTACCTATGATGAACGTGGGGCACTAAAGAATCAAATCACATTTAAGTTCATTACAGCATTTAGCAAGATGGGGATGCCTGGTACTGCTAAAACCGTTACCGGGGCATCAGTCACCCACAATTGGCCCAATGGTGAATACTTAGACACGGATGTTTTAACCGATTATGACAGGCGCACCAGTTATCCACTGTCAGCCACCCCAGAGTCATTGCCCGCCGTTTGGGATGTGGACGCGTGGGACGAGGCGGCATGGTCTGAGGCGTCCGATCCGATAGACGGGTATACCAGGCGGGACAATTTCACTGGAGGCGATCATGGTACATCAATCGCGCTCAAAGTTCGTGGACAATCAAAAGTATATCAAGTCGTAATTTATGACTTGGGATTAGAATATAAGAAAGGTGGTAAGATATGAGTATTATCAATGGTGTATTTGTACGTGATGGCGGCGATGACCGATGTCAGCAAGAGGCGCAAACGGGAACAGGTGAAATTTCATCATTGAATATGGACACAGAGTTCAACGATTTTGCTGGCGCACTGAATCAATGTTTATTTCGTGATGGATCAAATGTCATCACTGCAAATATCAATTTTGATGGCAATAATTTGTTGAATGTTGGTCAAATTACTGGTGACGTGACCATGCCGGGGCTGGTTACTTTTTCGGGCGGCTTGTCTTCGCCTGGGCAGGCAAATTTTGGCAGCGGACTGAATGTTTTTGGCAGCTTTTCTGCTTATGCCGCATCAAATCTAATTGATGGAGATTTGCTAGTCACTGGGGAAATTACAAATTCTTTGATGCCTCAATCTGGAACGTGGACCCCAACCATTTATGGTTCAAGCACCGCTGGCACATTTAACTATGCCCAGCAAACAGGAACTTGGACAAGTATTGGTGATGATGTTTGGTTTTCATTGCAAATAACTGGCAATTGGACTGTTTCGCCAGTAGGCAGCATTAGAATTAGCATTCCTCACACAATTGCGACAGGTTCACAGTCAGTAATAAAAAATATCATCCATTCTCAAGTGGCGGCTGATTCGGATATTTTAGCAAGGGGTGTCTCAACTCAGGACTACTTAACGCTAAATAAATATGGCACAAATGGCTCAACAAATGCCATAACTGATGCTGACCAAATAAGCAGTATTAACGAAGTAATTATACAAGGCAAATACATTAAGGCATAGGGCGACCTGACGTGCTTATCGGCTCTAAATAGCTCAGTCGGTGGCCGTGGTCCATTGTGTCAGGGTAGGGGGTGCCCGCCCAATGTACCCAATCAGGTGCACCCTCAAAAACAATCCCCCTCAGTCGTTCTTGCTCAGTCATCGGTTGGCTCCGGTGGTAGGGGGTGCCAGTGGGTTATTGGATAATGCTTGGTTAAATCGTGCATAGTATCGAATCCCCCAAGATAACTAGAACAAAGCCAACCTGTATCAATTGTTGGCCCAGGCTTGTGTCCTTCCCATTCAGGCTCATTTGGCGACAGAACCAAAACTTGAATCCCCCTTCCAGGCAACCGATCATCCACACTAATCCACCCACCTTTCAACCGCTCAATCTCCCGATCCTTTTCGGCGATGGCTTTGGCGTGGTGACGGTATAACACATATTCGCCGTCATCACGGAATAGCATGCCTCGGTCATGTCTGAACCTCTGTATATCACTCATAATTTCACCTCAATAATTAAATTTATAAATCCTCACTTGGTGGTTGGGGTAGGCATTCACAAAGGGCCATCCAGACAGACGATGACAAGTTAACGTGATACTCCCCTTTCAAATCTGCTCTTTGAACAAGGTCGTTTTGCACATCAGACATGACACCCTTCAACCGCTCAATCTCAGCCTTTAGTTCCTCAATGGATTTTGATTTAGCTTCCATGTCTTCGAAATAATCACAATCACGTCTACTTATCGCGTCTTCGAGTTCCTCAATGGCTTGACGCTTAAATTCGAGCAATTCGCGGACGTCGCTAAGTTGGCTTTCAAGTTCGGCAATGGCTTTGGCGTGGTCTTCTGTTTCTTTAAATACCGTCCGGGCCATGTCCCGCACGTACTCGCCCAAGTCGAAGTCAGTCTCAATCGACCGGCACAGCTTTTTAACCGAGCCAATGTACCTCTGAATATCACTCATCATTCACCTCTAAGCTGTTTTTCATACAACCTCAAAAGCCTGTCAACAGCGGTTTCGGTGTCGTCATACTCGCCGTCAGCGAAGTACTGCCAAAAGTAGTGCCTTGCCTCAATCAAAGCTGTATCACGGTCAGGGGCGGTAACAGACCACAAGCCCTTTTTGCACCGGACCGTAACCCAGTCACCGTCTGAAGACTGCTCGGTGTTTTCAAGAAAACAGGTAAATGGGTCAATATCACCGACCTTGATTAATTTGTACCTTTGAATATCACTCATGATTCACTCTGTTGGTTGTTTAAAGGGGGCGTGATGTCTTCAGCTTTGAAAACAGCCCGCACTTGAAGTGGGTGGCGGCCACCTTTCATAAAACTGTCCAGATCCTCTTTAGACTGGAATCCATAAGCCCTGTTGATATCAGAATAAGCGTCGGTAACAACAAGGTATCTAATCTTTTTTCGTTGCTGTTCGCTGTCAAAATAAAAGTTCATCATTCACTCCGTTGGTTGTTTAAATTGAAAAAGCCCAATGCTCGACATCGGTTAGTTTTTTCTGTTTGGTTTTACCTTTCAGACACGAAACAAACGCCACGGCAGATGTTTCGAGATTTAGCACCAGATGGCCGTCACCGCTGCAATAAGTTATACATGCGTCAAACTCGCAAATGTCGTTAATCTGATCAGACAACCTGTCTCTTAACTCCTCGTATGCTTCATATGACTGATCTAGCTTCTTAATTTTGCTTGAAAGTTGTTTATCCATCATTCACTCCAATTCGTTAAAAGGTCACCCGCGCGGGCAACATTCTGGGCAACATCTGTGAAAAACATGCCGCATTGAGCAACATGGCCGAGGCCGGAACGTAGCTATATGGGGGTGCGTGTTGCTGGGTTAGTTCACGAGCGGGTTCGACTCCCGCCGAATGGGAAAGTTGTCGAATCTCATTATTTTCGACAAGTGGGGCCTTGTATCTACTTGAATTAAAAAGAAAAAATAAAAGGCGCTTATTGTACGTTATAACCTGCATTATGTAAATAAATCAATTGCTTAGGGGGGTCTAAAATTGTCGAAAAAATCGATAAGTACCATATAATATTCAATAACTTACAGACCCGGTTGTCGAAAAAAAATTGTCATCTTACTGGCTTGTTTGTGGGATTGCTGTGGTCGTAAATTTTCTTGGTTGACTCAGATAGTCCGGCAACATCTTTGTCTTCTGCGTCCGTCATTCCTTTATGCTTGAGCATGTGGAGCGTCCAGTAAATATCTCCAAAGCCGGCCTTTTTCATTTTGTTCTTGAGTCTTGTCATCCCGCCTGTCAGGGTGCCTTGTTTCATCTTCTCGCCCATTGCGTTGGTGAACAGCCATCTATCTTCGCCAAGGGTTCTAATCTTCTTACTCTTCCTAAGTGATTTGGCCTTGGTTATTGCCTCCCTTAAACGAGGCGACAGCTCAATGTAGTTCGAAGTTGACCCCTTCCGACGATTCAAGAAGATTTTGTCATCACTGATATCAGAATCTTTCAGGTTGCGAATTTCAACTGATCGACAGGCGCAAAGATAAGCAATCTCAAAAATGCACTGCATCAAAGGGGGTGCCATGTTGTATTGCACTTGATACTCGTGGTCAGAAACAACACGCTTTCTACTCTCAACTTTTAAAGCTGGCATACCAATCAAGGGGCTATTGATGATTTCCAATCCATCAACATACTGGCAACCCCATAGCAACATGGTTTTTAAAAAATTGGTCTCAAGATTGACCACGCCAGTTCCTTTCATGCCCTTTTCATTGAGTGCATGGAGCCTCCGTTCTGCGATTTGGTTTATCAGTGGTTTTGTGACGTATTTGAGCCTCACTAATCCAAGGTTTTCGGGTTCTGTCATCTTGTGGTAAAGAATCTTTGAACCTCGCTCATGGCCCCTTTGTGCGTGAATAGTTAGGTTTTTAAAGGCTCTTGATTTTAAGTATTTTCCCGCAAGCCATCGCAGCGTGTTTGGTTTTGGCTTGTTGTCTCGGGCTTGCATTAGTGCATGGTACTGCTCCCATATTTTTTCGATCCCATCTGAAACCATGCCCATAGGGAACCGTAAAGATTTGCCCTTCACCTGTTTGCGCCAAACCACGTACTTACCGCGATCAATCGTGCAATTTGGTGGAAGTTGTTTTTTAAATCGGATTGTCATAGCTTGGGGACCCTATCATCTTCATCCATTAACAATGCCTTGTCTAATGCTGTATCTGTAGTAATTGGATTTTCATCATCGACCAACCAATACTTGATCTTTTTCTCATTGAGAAACTTAATCAGTTTTGGCCGCTGTTTGATTCCAGTGCCTTTTTTTAATTGTTCAAATGATACTAAACTCATTTCATGTTCCAATAAAAAACAATATGTGGCCTTTCCCATGATTGTTCGGCTTTAACTTTAAGCTGCGCCGAATTGATACATTGATACTCTCTAAATGCTAATTATGCTCTGCGGGCAGAAAGTACCTGTACATCATGGGCATTGCATACATCGGCCAATGTATTGGAGGTAGCAGCCCCGCATAGACATTCATGCTTCCACCAGTTCTGGGTTTTCGTAGATGTTGCCTATGACCTCATACACGTACCAAGGACAGTGGTTAATCGCAACTGCCAAGGAAGTTAATTCATATTCATAGTAGTTATGAACTGGCACCCAATATCCCTGATCTTCAAATTTAATCACATGGATAATTGGTTCATCTTCAGGTTCGTCTGGTGTTGCAGTAATCACATCACCTTCAAAGATTAAAACCCCATTCTTGTCCCGCAGTCCCGTGGATTGCATCAAGCAAGGCTCAGATTCCAATTGATCCGCCAGTAAATCATATTCTTCGAATGCTAACCTATCGGGACCAATCATTTCGCCATTTATGAAAGCCCGAAACTTAAACCGATCACTCATGGCTTTCCACCTCCTTTATCCCTACAGGGACGATTGCATGGGAAGACTTCTCCCAATCGCGGAAGTCATTCCTATACTTCGCTACCACTACCTTTCTATCCACGTTTAGGTATTCAGATAACAGAAAATTGTTGTTTGTGTTCTTTACACACCAAGCCTCAACCGCTTTCATAAAGCACCTTCAAATCCAGTCATTGAAATCCGATCCGTACGCAACTCAACCCATCGGTCCTCTTCATGCACTTGAACAAACTCAACTGAGCAGCCCTTACAGTCTTCGGGGACAGGTGTTATGTAAATCTCACCATCAATGGTTGTTACCCATGGGCTTTGTGTTGCCGCTATAAATAGAATTATTAATTTCATATTTCACCTCTAAAATGGGATGTCATCATCAAAATCGTCAAAACCACCAGGTGCGGGGTTTGCTGGCTTCCGCCCCGCGTCGGTCGAGAATCCCCCGCCAGCGGGGGTCGAGGTAGACTGTCCGCCAAGCATCTGGAGTTCGTTGGCTACAATCTCGGTGGTGTATCTGTCGGTGCCGTCTTGTGCTTGCCACTTGTTAGTGCGCAATTTGCCTTCCACGTACACTTGACGGCCTTTCTTCAAATATTCGCCTGCAATTTCAGCTAATCGCCCGAAGAAAATAATGCGGTGCCACTCAGTCTTTTCTTGCTTGTTACCTTCTTTGTCCTTCCAGCTTTCAGTGGTGGCCACCGATATGGTTGTTACGGCTGCGCCTGCTCCTGTATAACGGACTTCTGGGTCATTGCCCAAGTTGCCCACTATGATTACTTTGTTTATGCCTTTGCTCATTCGTATCTCCAACGCTCAAATTCTTCCACCTTTTGTTCCATTTCGTCGATTACAGAAAGACTGTCGTCCGCCATGATTCCGACAATTTTTGCTCCATTAACGATCTGGTCAATTTGAAAAAAAGGCATTTTGCCTGTGTATTCAAAAACCACTGTCAAATACTGTTTATCTGTCAGTTTCATAAATCAATCACCCCCTGTTTGTTTAGGATTTGGCGGGCTTTTTCTGCAGTTGATCTGTTCTTAAAAACAGGTAGCCCGTGGTCAATGACAAGCCATCCTTCAAGGCTCCAATCTTGATGTTTATGGTCATAAAAGACCTCGAATTTTAGCTGGTTTGCATCCTCCCAATCAGGCACCCAACCATCATTTAGGGACTCGGCCAGTTGCCAAAGCAGGGCTTGGGTTTCGAGGTGATTGGCAAGGCGTACGCACGCTTCTTGGGATTGGGCGCGATAATACTTTTCGTCTCGATGGATGGCAGGGTCATGAGCCGCCTCCAATCCTAATGTGGTCGATACAGCTCGCCAATCACCGCCCATAGGCTTCCACTTCTCGGGTTCCTTTAGCCTGGCTTCCAGTGCTTCCAGCTTTTCCCGCGTTTCGCGGATTTCTTGCTCAATCTCTTGTTTGTTCACTTCACCACCTCTAACAGTCGCTTTTGATAAAACTCTGGCAATTCCTCGATAACCTCTTGCATTCCAAATTCGTCATCATTGGCCTTGTGTTCGCGGTAGTTGTCGATTGCCTTTCGATATATTTCAGCCCCTTTGGCGTGCATCGCATTCCAATAGTTTTTTTGGCCTGTTACGTCTGATTTGAAATCAAGAAGTTCTATCATCAAAGAATCAGATGCAATTGCGTTTGCTTCATCTGCCATTAAGGCTAAGGTGCTGGTTTCTTGTTCGCTCAGTTCCGCTTGATAATGTTTCATTACCCTTGCAAATATTTGCCGAACTCTACGGTTGGTTTCGGACACTTCGCCAAATGAAAACCTGGTTTTCCCGTTTGCATCTTTTCCTGCCAAATAAACAAGCTTTCCATCGTCAAATTCATTGATCCAGCGCCAGTCCTTCAAGAATGAAAAACTTGCATAAACCTTATTCCCCTTCTCGGTAAATTCGCCGTTCTCAAGCCAAATAAATATGCTTGGGTAGTCGTATAACTCTCGACCAATACCCAAGTTAAAACATGCCCGTTTAAAAGAATCTGACGCCAGTCCCTTGGCTGCTTCCGTATTACTCTCGGTGCCAGTGTCCCACTTGGTTACCCACTGTTTTGATTTTTCATGCCAGATAGACACACCGCACAGCATAAGGCTCCCAATTTGCTTGTAGTCGCGCTGCCATCCATCTACACCAAAAACACTGTCCAGACGCCTCATGTCGCATCGTGCGTCTTTGTATGCCAAGAGAATGGCAAACACACCATTGTTGGTTTTCTTTACCTGTTGCACCCTGAACTCTATTTCGTTACAGGTTAACGGCCTTTGCAGCCTTTCTATCTTCTTTGTCATTTTCTTCAACCTGTCTCAATAAAGTTTCTGTATGCTGCTTCTGTAGCCACCGCTTAAAGCAGGGGTCTTGTTCGACATCAAAGCCATCTGGGGCACTGCCGTCAATATAGTCTTTGTCCTCATAACCCATGGTCCGGCTCCAAAGCGGCCAACATGATGTTCATGGCCTTGGTTAGGTCCATGTCCTCTACAACCATGCTCCCAAATTTGACGATCCACATGTGTCCTCGTGTTGTTACCTTAAACTTCTTGTTTTGCGATGCCGCCAAGAGTTTTAGCTTGTTCAATATTTTCATGTTCTTTGCCTCAACAAAAGTGCTTAATAAATAGCTGTTTGATTTCTTCGTTTTTCGCATCCCTCGCAGCATCCCCCGCAGCATCCCCCGCAGCCCACGCAGCAGCCCTCGCAGCATCCCTCG